GCAGAGAGAATGAACCACAGAAGCGACGAACCCATTGCAAAGTATCATAATGGGAACGTGGTTTGCTCATCACCATACTGGTATTCCTCTCAGGATTGAGAGCAATCGCAACATACTGATGACCACATTCTTGCCATTCAGGTGTAACTTGCTGAATGAACATTTGGCACACCTTACCTTCTTTCCAGTTGGTAGTGTAGTGAAAAACGTCGGTCATTTGATCAGTGCTCATACTATAGGGACACTTTCAAGGCCCCAGGTTACTAACTATTACCAAGTTCCGCGTTGGATGTGGATTTTGCGGATTTCCTGATAAAGAAACTGACGAAGTTTAGGGTCGGTAGTGTTATCAAAAGCATAATGTAGACGATTTAGGTATTCTTGTTGTGTGATGCCAATGTTACCATTCCCACCCAAGTCATTGAGTGAAGAACCTCCGATAGATTTTCTCCTGCCGAAGTTTCCTGTGATGTTACCTGATGTTCTCAGTTTAGGACGGATCTTTGAGAGATTAGAGTAAGTCATCGTGCAATCACATCCAGAGACTCTAACAGCATCATCGCAAGTTCTACCTGATTGTCTTCATCAACTACAGGAATGTTTGCATCAACAAACTCACTTGCAAGTTGACTGATAAGTTCAACCGTTCGGTCATCTGCAAGAACAGATGTAGCAAACTCGTGTTTGAAACCATCACGCAACAGACGCAGTGATTTTGTAACAGTCAGGTCTTTAATTTCTTGCTGATAGTCAGTCATTTCAGTTACCTTCAGAGATTTGGTTGAGAACATTGCGGGCAAATCGCATAAAATCGTATGCACTCACACCATCAACAGAATAAAAGTCAAGGACATCAGATCCGTTATAAGTATTCACAATCAGCAGACAAGCATCATACAGGGCAGCAAGATGCTCCTCTTTTGAGTGAAACTGAATTGCATTGTAGGATGGAAGAGTCATTTCAGTTTGAGTTTGAGTGATTGAAGTGCTTGTTTGCGGGACTTAATTTTGCCCTTACACATTCCCTTGGTTCGTTTACACTTACCAGAATTGTGTTGCCAGTTGGGTGTCTTCATACTATAGGAACACTTTCAAGGCCCCAGGTTACAGTCGATGACGTGAAATGGTGCGGCAGATAGTGTTACAAATGTCCACACCTGTGATCTCGAAGATGTACTCTTCATACAGAGTTTCTTCTTGATCTCGTGCTTCAATCTCGTGTGGTTGATACCAATACTCATACTTTTCAACTGGTTCTTTACAATAACACACTTTTCCGCGACGTAACTGCAGTGAACCTACAACCCATTGGCGAAGATGCACCAACTCGTGTAAAAGAGTTTTTGTATACAACTCTTTGTCCATGTAGGTGTTTAATTCAATCAGAAAGTGCCGAGGACGGTAAGTTTCATCAGCAACATCACAATAACCATGAACACCTTCTCTTCGCAGTCCTCGATGTAAAATCTTCACATCAATCTTGTGACGTGGAAGAAACTTATTCAAAAACCAGGAAGTAACACTTTCACAGAGGAGTTTGCTATAACCGTATCCAGAATGTGAAATGTCAGGCATGATCCCCAATGTAGAAACCAAATGAATGAAGAAACAAAGATAAGTTTGTGTGTTGCTGTCATCCCATACCTCTTGGGAATTGATGTTTACAATCAGGACACAACCAGTGGTTAATTCTGTCTTCGCCAAGCAACTCAACTCCTATCACACGACTATAGAAATAGGGTGGAGAATGATTTTCCCAGTATTCTTCTGGAATAGGCAAATCAACCCAATTAGCACCACATTCGGGGCAATTCTCAAGTTTTGTGATGTCAGTGTAGTTCATTTTGCGTAAAGGTAATCTCCGTGCCAGGTTGCATTTTCCAGCAACCATTCACGATCAGCAATCAATCGCAGGTCATAACGTATACCTTTGGCAGGAGACTTCCACGATGCAGATTTATACACTTCGCCAGTCTTTTTATCAATGAAGCAATGCACACTGCGCGATCCTGCTGCGTTCATAATCACTTTATGATACTTTCTACCAGTTTCGGGATAGAACTCATAATCACAAATACCTTGCTTCAGTTTCGCAATACACTCTTCGTGGTAATTGGTATTTTCACCAGTTTGAAGAGAACGATAATGAGACTTGATGTTATACTCAATAAAGTTCTGCCGCAGTGCTTCACACAAAGCATAAGTGTGCCCCAGAACAGTAAGTTCAATGTTCTTGCGTGCCTCTTGTTGTGCAGAATAGTCTGCAAAAGTGGTTGTCATTTGTGCAGTGCTCATACTATAGGGACACTTTCAAGGCCCCAGGTTTCAATCAAAAATCCAAATAACCTTCGATTGCTTCATCAATCTTCTGTGACAATGAAGTAGGTGGCAGAATAGGATTGACTTCACCAATTTCACACTGATAATAGTCACCAAGTTTCAATTCAATCATCGCACCATCTGCACCTTCCTGATACAATGAACGCGCAACTTCGTCCTCAACAAGACAAACACGACGAGCAGTGAGGTCAATCACCAGCAGATAATCGTAGGTAGAAAGTTGCTTAAAGTCCTCTACAGTTTTCTTCTCTGACAGAAAAGATTTGACCTTAAACTTCTTGGTTGCATGAACATCTTTGCGTTTGTAGAAAAGATTTTGTCCCATCTTCATCTCAATTTTGATGAAGTTTCCAGTCTCATCTTCCCACACAAAATCATATCCAGTCTTGTCAACTCGCACAAGGTCAGAGAACTTTGCCAGACCTTTTTCTACGGCAGTGGCACGGGCAAAGTTATCAGCATTGGAGGAGAAACCTTTGTCGGAGTAGAGAGAATCAACCACACCGAAAACTTTATTCCAATTCACACCATTTTCCAGGTGGTCGATAAGATGTGTCATGAGTTTAGTTGTTATACGATGGGTACAATTTCAAGGCCCCAGGTTAAAACTATTTTCTAAAAAACCTGCAATTCTGCTGCACTGGATGCCCTATGACACCCTTGCAGTAGAATTGCAGAAAAATCGGGTTTTTACTGTAGTGGTGGACAGGGTTCTCAATGGGTCTCATTTGCGAACCACCGACACAGCAGGTTGCCCCTGATTAAAGGTAGTATCAACAACCGACTGAACTGCGCGGGCAGTAGTGATACCAACCTTGTTGTAGACAGGAATACAAACAAGACCGAACGATTTGCTATACTGACTGAGGTTGCCAGGTTGAATAGCACCCGACCGCAGATTAGCAGCATCATCGTGATGCAAACGGATCACACGACCGATAGTTTGAGAGATGCCAATGTAGTCCATGTTCCGCATAAACAACACTGCTTCCAATCCTGACACATTGATGCCCTCAGATAGGATGCTATGATGTAGCACAACAAACTTCTTAGAGTTGTCTTTACCCCAGGCAGATAGAGTGTCAAAGAATACTTCCCGATTAACTTTGCGACCGTCAATAACAGCACCAGTCTTGGCAGTAATATACATCCAAGAGTAACCGCGTTGATTGAGTTCGTAGCAGAAATCAGTTTCTGACACCAGAGCAACAATTTGTTTGGTTGCTTTAGCACAAATCAAAATCTTACCGACTTTGTTGTCATCAATCGTTTCCAGCAGGTTCTCAGCATCTCGGTCAAAGTTAGTCTGCTTTCCAGTCACCATTGGAAGTTGCTTGACAATCACTTTGGGGGGCACAATAAACCCACCTTCAACCAACTCAGGGGCAGGAACTTGGCAGATAACCTGACCATAAACCTGAGGAATGTTCATTCCAGGTTTGAACGGAGTGAGAGAATGTTTAGGAGTAGCAGTGAAGAAATAGCAACGATTTGCAGATGCAGAAAAGTGCTCAGTTGCAGGGAAAAAGTGTCTCTGAACAGAGTTATGTGCCTCATCGAAGTAGATTGTGTCCACATCAATCTCTGCCTCTTGCAGACGATTTAGAGAGTGATAGGTGGTTACAATCAGTTTGTGACTGTCGGCATTTGCATCAACCCACTTGCGGATTTCCAGAGGACGAGTAGAACTTTCGTGATGAGTTTCTCCACTGTGGACGTGAAAAACCTTTGCGTTGGTGATAAACTCCAGAAACTCAGAAGAAAGTTGCTCAGCAAGCAAAATACGCGGAGCAACTATAACAATCGTCTGAGGAGTTTGTGATTGCAACTGACGCAAAGCATCATAGATCATCTTCAGAGTTTTTCCACCTCCAGTCGGAACGATTAGTTGACCTTTGTTATGCTTTTGCATTGCAGCAACAGCACGTTCCTGATGTGGTCGAAGTTGGATTTGCATTTGCGTCATTATCTAATAGTGGGACAATTCAAAGGCCCCAGATTGTTATCAAACAACAGGAATGAGGACTTTAGGCAACTGTTGGTTCTTGACGATTTTTTGAGGAATTGACCCCAAAATGTCGTAAGGATTTACATTGCGAAGTATCATTCGTTTGGCAGCATATTGCAGAACCAAATCGTCCATCTCCTTGAGTTCATCAATGGTTTCTTTTTGACGTTTATCAAGTTCTTCGTGAGAGCAAGCATCACTATCAAAAAGTGCGATGTTCATTGTGGTTTCATTGTCCACAAAGTTCTTCATAATTTGAGGGAACAATCGTGCCGTACGCGTAATGTCTTTTGTATTCAAAAGGTCAGCACCAACTCCAATATCTTTAAGGAAAGTTTGTGCCTCATCCCTATCATAGGACTCGATTACACCTTGTCGGGTATAGTGTTTGATGACATTCTTAGCAATCGCATCAACTTGCTGACCACTGAAGTTGTGATACAGAGTGTTGATGTATTTGACGATTGATTGCTTGTGACGTTTGCGATTTTCAAATCGTTTGCGACACAATTCAGTCACTTCTTTGACAGTGAAAGGTTTCTTTCCATCATCTGCATTGGCAGACATTCGGAAGTCATCCAGAGCATCTTCCATTCCAGACTGAAACTCTGTGCAGGTCTTTTCATCAAAAGAATACTCAGAAAACACCCACTCGGTATAACCAAGTTTCAAAAGTTTCTTAAGACGACCAAACCCATCTGCAAGATTTTCTTCAGGATAGACAGAAGGTGTTTGTTTCGTTACATCAATTCCACGATCAAGTGAAATCTCAAGTGCATCTCTGGTTCCAGTTCCACCCTCAGTACCACCAACCCTAACAGAATTGTCAGTGTTTCCAGCAGCATCTTTAGTGTTAACTTGGGAGAGTTTAATCCAACGATAACGGTTAAACTTCCAACCAGGATATGAAATTGGTTGAGGAAGAAGTGCCTCAACTTGTTTCCGAAGTTCCAGCGGAACGCTACCCTTCGGGAGAGAAATAAAATGTGACATAATGTTTGTGCTAAAAGCAACTACAGAACAAGTTTAACAACTTTGGGAAGGGATGTCAAGCCCTGATCTTTACCAATTCTTGGCAATGTTGAAGTTATTGTAACTAAAAACTTGACGATTGACAAGTTTGAATGTACCAAACTGATTGGTCATCACATAACCTTCGTGGTCACATTCATCGTCACCAACGTAACAAGTCACATCCTCTTCGGTAGTGATACCTTCCATCAGCAATTCCTTTGCTTGAGTGAGTAGATTGAACAGCAGCAGCAAGTTGCCACTCAGGCAGTCAATCTCACGACCCTCACGAATACATTTGTTAATTGCAATCTTCAGGTCTGCTACTTCTTTTGCATCAGGGTACTTAACAAAATTGCTAACCACACTTGCAAGACCAAGAATGTAATCAATCCTACGACGACGGGAGGTAAAGTGTGCATCTACATTCAGAAACTTAACATCAGGAGATTGCAGTTCCTCATCAACACCGAAAGATGCAACTGCGTCTTTGAGATGAGTAGAACTGGTGTAGGAAGTGTGTGCAGCAATGATCACATTCTCTTCCACAAGACGACCGAAGTTGTATTCAATTGTGTTAGGTTTATAGAAGTCATTACCACCAAAACCGATGAAATCACCCTGCACAATACCTTTGATGCGAGGGAGATTGTCAAAACAAACATGCAGAATAGATGCCACTTTGGGCACATCACCATGATTTACTTCAATGTCATGGTGAGAATAATTGATCTTGATTTTTCTCTTGTTGAATACACTTTTCGTACCCACAAAAAACCTACCAGTGAAAGGACAAGTACCCCACACGATTGCAGGAGCACCATCATACTTCACACTTAGAGTAGAATTACGTTCGCGCAGAAACTTAATAACCTGCTGAGCAGATTGCTTACCCAGCAGGATCTCGTCTTCGGGATGTTCCAGGTGAGTGTTCTTCATACTATAGGGACAATTTCAAAGCCCCAGATTTTAATCAATAAAAAAGAGGGGATAACCCCTCACTCAACAACTTGATTGTAAGTATTTTTTACTTTATTAGTCAGTGTAGTTCGTTGTTCAGCAGTTATCAGATTGTTGCGGGCAAAGTTAGTTAAAGCAGCAAGTCCAATGAGTTCCATAACACCATTGAAAACTGGGATTGCATCAACAACTGCAACAACTTCATGAATAAGAAGTTGAGCAACAATAACAACAAATAGAATAGCAGTAGAGAGACTCACATTCTTGAGAAGTTCGTTAGAAACATTTTCATTGATGAAAGTCTTAACTTGTGCGATTTTGTCTTGCATTTGGGAATGATTGTGGAGCACTTCGGCCCTTACATTGTAAGGACAATTTCAAGGCCCCAGGTTCAATTACTTTGCGTCAGTGAGTTTTGTAAGTTTGACTTTGCTTGGATGGATTCCTCTTCTTTCTGCTTCACCTTGTCTTGCCAGTTCTTGTGCAAAACGATGTCCTCTTCTGGTAATATCTTTTCTTTCTGCTCTTGACATTCCAACTACAGCTCTCTTTGGTTGATCCGCAGGTCTCTTGTCAACTTCTGCTGCTTTCTTTGCAGTCAATTTTCTTGCTTGAGCCGAAAGTTCTGATGCTTTTGGTTTTGATTTTGCTGCTGGTGTCGATGCTTCTCCACCTTTTTTAGCAGCAAGTCTTGCAAGTGCTGCTTTCTTTCTTTCTGCTTTTGCTGCTGCTAATTGTGCAGATGCTGCACTTCCACGTTCTTGTGTTGGTTCTGCGGTTTGTGAACCTCTTTGCTTACCAATATCTGTTCTTGATTTGTAGACAGATGGTTGTCTTGTTTCACCTGCTTTTGCCTGCTTCATTCTACGCATTTCGGGAGCAGTTTTCTTTCTTTCTGCTCCAACTCTACCACCTTCACCAGTCTTTCTAATTGATGCAGATTTCATCAGATCCGCATCGTATGCTTCGGCAACAAATTGAGAAAACGTCTTCATCTGAATACTTTTCTAAGTATTTATTAAAATACAAAAAAGAGGGCTTTGCAACCCTCATTGTGACACTATTTGAATTGTCCTACTCGTTCTCTACGAAGTTTGAGAAGATTGTCGTAGGTTTTCTGTTGACCTTCAGTAAAGATGAAATCCTGCTTTCTCCAGATTTCCTGAAGTTCTCGCAGGTCGCGTATAATTTCGTGAGATTTCATGATCAGTCGTTGATAGCAGTAACGTGAATAACTTTTGCTTTGGGATTTCGTGAGATTGCAACATCTTTTGCATCTTGATAGTCACGGGCATAAACTTCTTCGTAGAATGTTTTGCCTGCGACGTAGAGTTGGATGCGACACTTCATAGATTTGGTGCTTACATTACAGAGACAATTTCAAGGCCCCCCAGATTGTTTTAATTTTTGTTTTTATGCTTATTCAGGTAATCAAAGTGTTTGGAAAATAGAACAAAGAAGAACCAAGCAAATGCTGCTGAAATGATGAGAAACTCTATCATTTTTGATGTGTAAGATTTTGAATTGCTTGTTGACGATAATGTGCTTTGAACATAGCATCGTCACGTTGAATACAGAATATGTTCCAGGCAATAATTGCAGAGAACCCAATCAATCCAGCAGCAATGTATTTGGTTTTCATTTTAGATGCTCTCGGCAGTAAACAAAACGTTCCCATTCTTTATCTGTGAAGTTGTCAGAAGCATAGGGAATACCAACAACATAAGCACAGAACTTGTTAATCTCTTCAGAACGGTTACTTGTAGCAATCAAAGAACT